CGGTATCTCTGAATTAGAACGGTACCCTGAAAAGTATGTGCAGTATGAACCTGAAAATAGATGGGGAACAGTTAGCGGTGCATTAGATGTTTTAAAGTCATTGAAAGAGTGTATTTTAGAACAAGATATTGACACGAAGTATTTATATGTGAGGTGGTAATATGAAACGATTCATTACAGTATGTATCCTCGTCTCTGCTGGTCTAAACATCTGGCAGAGCATCCAAATCAAAAAATTAGAAGAAAAGCGCCCGATTATCGTCTATAAAGCTGACAATCAAGGCGCAGAAATCAAAGGCAAGGTTGTTCACAAGGAGAAAATTGGCGACATGCACACAATCACTATTAAAAATTATGGCATTTTCGTAGTCACGCAAACAAGCTACGAATCATTGAGGATTGGAGATGAGGTGAGATTATGAAACCTAAAAAATATCCGTATTCAGGAAGAAGAAAAAGGCAAGATACTTCGTCTCTAATGTTATCTTCACGACCAATTTTTAACGAAGTTCCAATTGCAGAAGAAATTAAGGTTGAGTTCGAAGTTGAAGCTAGTACAGGGCGCATATATCCAGAAACGATAATACATTTAGATGTTTCTGGGTATGGAAATAGAGTACATTCAGTACATCGCTTCCCTGGAACCTTACTGAGTGTTGGTGAGTCAATCCAACTAAAGATGCTTTTCTATAAAAGACTTAGAAATTTTACTACAGATCGTTTCTTGACGTTTAGAGAATCCGACTGGGAGCTCTTTATCCGTGACCTGGTCAACGAATTTGCACATTAAAAAAGCCAAGACACTCTCTGCCTCAGCTAATAGTTCTCACAAAGACTATTATATCACAAAGGAGATAGAGAGTGAACAAGGCTAAAGAGTTACTTGATGAACTACAGAATTTGGATGAAGAGATACAGAATCGAATAGACGAGCTTGCTAATCTTGAAGCTAGTTTACTTTCTAGCCCTAAAATGAGCATGGATAAGGTTCAAGGTGGTCAGAATGTTCGATTAGATGAACGTTACATCGATATTTTTAGCATGCAAGATTCCTTGAAAGAGTACATGAAGCAAGCAACTGCTGAAGCTATCCAGCGCAGAATTGAGCTCAGTAAATTGATTGATAAAATACCTAAGCCTTCAAGTCGAACAATTTTAAGGATGGTTTATATTCAGAAAGCAAGCGTGTATGATATGATTGAATTCTTACAATGCAGCAAGACTACTTTTTACAAAAAGAAGAAAGATGCAATCCGTGAATTGGGTGCTGTAGTTGATAAAAGCGAACTAATGTGAACTAGTTTGAAGCGCACTGGTCTAACAATCGTGCTATTATAGTATCATCAAGAATTAAGGGTAAGGCAGTAAGCCTTCCCTGACATGGAGAGTTGGCAGAGTCAGGTTGAATGCGCCCGTTTGCTAGACGGGTGGTCGCCTATGTGCGGTCCGTGGGTTCAAATCCCACACTCTCCTTTGAGTGTTTTGTGTCCCAGAATGGGGTAGGCAGTAGGCTTAGCATTCATATATCACTCATTAACTTACAAATGGTTGCGGAGCGACTGGACCTTGCATGATTGCATAGCTAATTATATCCTAGGTAAGTTATAAGCTAGAGGGTTTGATTCCCTCAGAGGTTTTAAATGACTACAAAAAATAAAAAAAGGAAAACTTTCAAATTGATTACTAATTAACACGCAAGTCTGTAGTCTGCTTGCAGGAAGAACATAGCTCAAGTGGTAGAGCGGTAGACTTTTAATCTATCTGTTGCAGGTTCGAGCCCTGTTGTTCTTATGAGAGGTCTTACATTAAGTCACACAAGCGTGTGGCTTTTTTGTTTGTGGAGGAAATGATGAAAATTGAATTGTTGGCTATAGATAAAATCAAAATGTATGAGAATAATGCGAAGCTGCACCCTCGTGAACAGATTGAACAGATCAAGAAGTCTATTCTAGAGTTTGGGAATAATGACCCGATAGCAGTCGATGAAAACAACGTTATTATCGAAGGCCATGGTAGGTATTTAGCGTTGTCTGAACTTGGTTATACAGATATCGAAGTTATTAGTCTATCTCACTTGACCGATGAGCAAAAGAAAGCGTACATTTTGGCTCACAATAAGTTGACGATGAATTCAGGCTTTGATATGGAAATTTTAGAGTTAGAACTCGAAGATATCACAAATATCAATATGGAAGATTTTGGTTTTGATTTTGAAGATATTGAAGAAATAGAAGAAGCTGTCGAAGATGTAGAGCAAGATGAATATGACGAGGAATTACGAGAAACAAACATTAAGCCAGGCGATATTTTTCAGTTAGGAGAGCATAGACTAGCTTGTGGAGATAGCACAGATGCGATGCATATTCAGAAGTTACTAGATGGTGTCAAGGTCGACACAGTTTACACTGATCCGCCTTACGGCATGAAGAAAGAAAAAGATGGGGTACAAAATGACAATTTGAACTACGATGATTTATTAGAATTCAACAAGAAATGGGTTCCCATCACGTTCGACGCTATGCGAGAAGTTGGGAGCTGGTATTGTTGGGGAATAGACGAGCCACTCATGGACCTATACAGCAATATCTTACGTCCGATGAAAGAGGCGCAGGAAATCACCTTCCGAAACCTTCTGACCTGGGACAAAGGAAATGCTCAAGGTCAAATGTCGGAGTACGCCAGAATGTACCCAACAGCAGATGAAAAGTGTCTTTTTGTCATGAAAGATGTCCAAGGTTTTAACACGAACTTGAATAATTACTTTGAAGGTTACGAGGTGATTAGGAAGCCATTAGCAGAAGCCGCTGAGCGCGTAGGATTGACATCAAAGAAATCGAAAGAGATAACAGGTGTAACAATGTACGCGCATTGGTTTACAAAATCCCAATGGTCGCTCATACCACTAGAACACTTCCGGAAAATAGCAGATTATTATGGTGATGAATGGGACTTGGACTACGACCGTATCAAACAGGACTACGACCGTATCAAACAGGACTACAACGGGGCCCGCGCTTTCTTTGACGCGACTCATGCGAATTTCAATAATGTATTACATTTTAGTAGAACGAGCGGGGATGAGAGAGATAGCGCAGGTGGACATGCAACTCCCAAACCACTCGCGCTAGTAGCGCTTATGCTCAAGTCATCAACTCGGAAAGGCGATGTTGTTTTGGATGTTTTCGGAGGAAGCGGTTCAACTCTTATCGCTTGCGAGAGGCTAGGACGGACGTGTTATATCAATGAATTAGAACCCAAATACGTCGATTTGATTATCAGACGTTGGGAAAAAGAGACAGGGAGAGAAGCTGTCAAATTGAATTGACTTTATTTTTTTGAAAAGGAAGTGAGGCGATGGCTAATGAGCAAAACTTGATAAAAAATTCAGAACGAACTCCGAGCGAACGCCGAGAAAATGCAAAAAAAGCGGGAGTGGCTTCAGGCAAAGCTCGAAGAAAAAGAGCGAACTTGAAAAAAGCTTTTGAGACAATCCTGCAAGCAGATGTAGCAAGTCCAAACGTGAAGAAGCAACTTGAAGAGCTAGGCTTCGAGTCGACCAATGAAATGGCCCTGGCTATGGTTATGATGCAGAAGGCTATGAAAGGGAATGTCCGAGCCTTTGAACAAATTAGCAAGTTGACTACGACAGATGCCAAGGACACCCTTGACAAGAAGGAACAAAAAGAGCGCATTAAACGCCTTGAATTGGATAATAAGAAACGAGAGCAAGAACTTTCAGGATCCAAGTCTGACACATCTCTCATGGAGTCTTTACTTGACGCAGTGAAGGGCGGTGACAAGGTTGAAGATTAAGTTTTCAAACAAACAAGCCGACATTATTCGCAGGCCGTTCAACTATGAGCTTGAGGTCAACGAGGGCACGCCTCGAAGCGGTAAGACAACCGCTGGTCATTTCAGATACGCAAGATATTTGATTGAGTCACCAGACGAGAACCATCTTATAGCTGCATACAATCAAGAGCAAGCCTACCGTCTGTTTATTGACGGTGACGGTACTGGTCTGATGCACATTTTTGATGGTGCTTGTAAAATCAAACATGACGAGCACGGAGACCACCTCTTAATCGATACACCAAACGGAACTAAGCGAGTTTATTATAAGGGAGGCGGTAAAGTTAATAGCGTCGGAGCTATCACTGGTATGTCGCTTGGCTCAGTAGTCTTTTGTGAGATAAACTTGCTGAATATGGATTTTATTCAGGAGGCATTCAGACGGACGTGGGCCGCTAAACTCAGATATCATCTAGCTGACCTAAACCCTCCAGCGCCACAACATCCAGTTATTAAGGATGTATTTGATGTCCAGA